CGCCGGAGACCGGGGAAACGTAGCTCTCGTGCCATTCCCAGCCGTTGTCGCCGTAGCGTTCGAGTCGGATGCTGATTTTGGGTGTCATGGTGTGCTCCTATCTCACGTAACCGTCACTGCGGAGGAATTTGTCGCCGGTCTGGATGACGATGATGTTTCCGCGACGCGTTGCCAGCGCGTGCTCGGGCCAGTAGATGTACGCTATGCGGGGACGGTTCCAGCCGAGCATCGTGCCAAGCCCATGCCTCGCCGCCGCCTTGGTTGCGAATACGTGATAGTCCATCGCGAGCCTTTCCGCCGGGATATTGTGAGCCTCCCGGCTGGGCTGTGTAGTGGGGAGACTAGTCGTCCGCTCCCATCCTATCGTAGCAGTCTGGGCACACGGAGCCACGAGTATTGGTCCACATGAGCCAGGTTTTAGGAACTGAACACCTGCATTCATCGCATCGCCCTGTGGCCCTTGGTGCGGGCTGGAGCCGCTGTGCCTCCAACTCGTCCTCGTGTGTGGTGGCGGGCACTTGCCCCGCCTCGCCGATTCCGAATCCGCTGCGCTTGCTGTTTCTGTCGCTCATCTCAGCCCTCCGTGGTGTAGGTGGCGTCGAAACGCGCGCGGGTTGCGGCGTCCCAGCCCTGGCGGTTGCTCTGGTAGTTGCCGTAGCCAGTGTAGTATCCCAGGTTGTAGCTCTTGTCGCTGCGGTCCTCAGAGTAGTCCAGCCCTCGCGCCGCATCGACCCGGCCTTGCCAGAGTCCGAGTTGGTAGTCAGCGCTGTTGCGCACGCTGCTGATCGCCCAGTCCCGTTTTCCCATTCCCCAGCCAGTAACTTTGCCGTGGTGCGTCCGCTTCCACATAGCCTTGAATTCATCGTCGGTAGGCATCTCTGCGGTTTTGATCGCGGCCCAGTTGCGTGCCTGCTTCTCTGTCGGCTGGTAGGCCATTCTCTTTGTCATCTCGCTCGCTCCTGTGTTTCTCTCGTGTCTCACTCTATACACACTATACACGATTCTCACGATAGTGTCAAGCGGTTGCGGTGTGCAAACCACGTGACAAATTCTGTGCAAAACGCGTGCAAAAACCGCGCGAGATCCTGAGCAAGGTAGCCTAGATGTGGCAATCCGCCAGGGCGAACATTCTACACTTTCCACAGCCGAGCCCTATATTGAGGCGTTTTGCCATGCCCTGGCAGCGTCAGGCGTCGTCGGCCCAGCGTGCAAGCAAGCGGGCATTGACCGCAAAACGGCCTACAACTGGCGCAACCGCTGGGCCACGTTCGCACAGCGCTGGGACGCGGCGCTTGAAGAGTTCGCTGAGGGCCTAGAGCTAGAGTCGGCATGGCGGGCGCGCAGCCGCGACAGGCCAGCCGCAAGCAGCGACGCTATGCTGAGGTTCATGCTCAAGGCCAATAAGCCGGAGAAGTATGGGGAGAAGCAGCGGGTAGAGGTGGATAGCAACGACATCCATGTCATCGTCGAATACGTCCGTCAGGATCCAGCTACCCGAGCTACACCCGCCACAGGCGAGAGTGAAGGCGACGGCGAGGCGGTTTAACGTTGTCGATTGTGGCCGGCGCTGGGGCAAGACAATCCTGGGCGAGGACGTGCTGCTACAGCCGGCACTCAAGCCGGGACTGCCCGTCGCATGGTTCGCCCCAACCTACAAATACTTAGCCGACGTGTGGCGAGACGTGAGCGGGATTGTGAGGCCCCTGATTCGCACCACCAACGTTCAGGAGCGACGCATCGAGCTAATAACCGGCGGCGTGATCGACATGTGGACCATGCACGATGCGCCAGGACGTGGCCGCAAGTATGCCCGAATCGTCGTAGACGAAGCGGCGTGGCAACAGGACTTGATGGAGGTGTGGCGAGCTGACATTCGGCCCACACTCACAGACTACAGCGGCGACGCCTGGTTCTTCAGCACGCCCAAGGGCCGCAATGGCTTTTGGCAGATGTGGCAGCGGGGACAAGACGATACTCAGCGCGAATGGAAATCATGGAAGCCTTTCCCAACGTCTGAGAACCCATACCTCAACCTCGGCGAAATCGAAGCGGCACGGCAAGACCTCCCGGAGCGCATCTTTTCACAGGAATACCTGGCCCAGTTCCTAGAGGACGCCGGCGGTGTGTTTCGCGGGGTGATCGCTTGCACCACGGCAATCGAGCAGCCCGCCATCGAGGGCCACCAGTACATCATGGGTGTGGACTGGGGCAAGCTCGTTGACTTTACCGTCCTGAGCGTGGTGGACGCCACTACGAAACAACAGGTGGCGCTGGACCGATTCAACAAGATTGACTACCTATTCCAGACGCAACGTCTCAAGACGCTGGCAGAGCGGTACAACGCCCAGTCCATTATTGCCGAGGCCAACGCTATGGGAGGGCCGCTGATCGAGCAGCTAAAGCGCGAGGGGCTGCCGGTGCAGCCCTTTACCACCACGAACGCAACGAAAGCGAAGATCATCGAGGGGCTGTCATTGGCCTTTGAGCGCCACGAGATTGAGATTCTGCCCGACCCGGTGCAGGTGGGCGAGCTGCAGGCCTTCGAGATGCACCGCCTACCGTCTGGACTCACGCGCTACAGCGCGCCCGAGGGCATGCATGATGACTGCGTGATGAGCCTAGCCCTGTCATGGTATGGGGCCAGCAAGCCCAAGGGCGTCTACTTTGCTTAGGCGCATCATCGCCCGCGCACTGGATACGATTATTGACATGCCATTCCAGCTTCTCTATGGGGGGGCGTGGCTGGTGGCATATCTCCTGGCGCGCGTCTACATGGCGCTACGCCTCGGATTCGTAGAGGGATGGCATGGCACTTCTAGATAGGATTAACGCGGCGCTCACCCCACGCCGCATACAGCGCATCGAGCGCAAGGCCGGTGCAACGCTTCTCTGGCCCGAGAGTCGCAAGCGCACGCCTTACCAGTGGATCGTCGGTGACTATGAGGTGTTTGCGCGCGAGGGCTACGAGGCAAATGCCATTATCTATTCGGCCATCATGTACAAGGCCAGGGCGCAAATGGCCGCGCCGCTCAGGGCCTACATGGGCGAAAAGGACGCGCCCGAGCCGCTGGACGCAGCACACCCGCTTGCGCAGCTTGTGGCCAGGCCGAACCGCTACCAGTCGTGGAGTGAATTCCAAAGCCTGAGCGAGGTGTACTTTAACATCTCTGGCAACAGCTACACCTGGATTGATCGCGACGAGAATGGGCTACCGCGCAAGCTGCTGCCACTGCGGCCCGACCATGTCTGGCATATCCCCACCGCTGAGCGCGACGCGTTGATGGGGTTCCTGTACGTGCCCGAGGGCGCTAGTAGAGAAAAGGGCGTCCCGATCCTCGCCGAGAACATGATTCACGTCAAACTGCCCAATCCGCTCGACCCGTTTGACGGTCTCGGCCCCGGCATGTCGCCACTGGCGCCCACTGCGCTGGCCGTTGACGTTGACAACTCGGTGTCAAGGTTCTTGTTCAACTTCTTCAAGACAGGCGCCATCATGGCTGGGTTGCTCAAGTTCAAGGACGCGCTGGACCCGGGTGACGTCCAGCGTATCAAGGAGCGCTGGAAAGAGCAATACGGCGGCTACGAGCATTGGGGCGAGATAGGTGTTCTGGACAGCTCTGGCGAGTACCAAATCTTGGGCCAGACATTCGATCAGATGGGCATAGACGCCATTGATTCGCGCAATGAGCACCGCATGGTCTCGCCGCTGGGTGTGCCGCTGGGCCTGCTCCAGGGCGATGCGTCAAAGTATGCCAACTATGAGACGGCCAAGAGGCAGTTTTGGCAAGACACGTTCCTGCCCGAACTCAAGATGTTCGAAGAGGAGTACAGGTACTACCTGGGCTGGCCAGACGGCGCGTGGGTGGCGTTCGACACATCGGAGATTCAAGAGCTCAAGATCGACCTGCTCCCCACGGTGACAGCCTGGCAGATCCTCACTGGCGAGGGCGTGTCGGCAGCGGACGCGGCCACAACGGTGGGGCTCAAGTTGATATTGACCGAGCCCATCGACAAGCCCAAGCCAATGCCGTTTGGATTCCCGCCTGCTGCGCCAGACAAGCCGGCGACGACGCCAGACGAAGAGGACGCTGAGCCCGAGGCGACTGACCAAGCAGACGAGGAGGGCGCGGCGGGCGACAAAGCCGCGATCCCTTTTCCAAGGTGGCCGGGGGCCAGTCGTTAGCCTACAAGGAGAGCGTCTCCCGCGCCGTTGACGCCAGGGCGAGTAGCTGGGAGGCCCGCTTTCGCGATGCAGCCAAGCAGGCATTCGAGAAGGACAGGCGCAACCTACTGGCCATCAACAACGCCGGACGCAAGAAGGCGCTGCAAGAGAAGGCCATGATTTCGTGGGAGAGCACATCTGATGAGATGCGACGTTACATGATGGAGCAATCGCCCGAGAACTGGCAAGAGCTTTTCCTGCCGGTTATCGAGGGGCTGGTCACGTCGCAGGGACAGGGGCTGGCGGCAGCGTTTGGGTTCCAGTTTGATGTGCGCAACCTAGAGACCGCAGACTGGTTCAGTACCTACACCGCTAAATTTGCGGGCGAGGTCACTGACACAACGAAGGACGCCATTGCTACCATGCTACAGCGGGCCAACGTGGACGGCTGGTCTCATAACGATATGACCAAGGCGCTCGATTCGTCATTCCGTGCCTGGATGGGTGAGGCCACAGAGGAGGATCGCATCTGGCTGCGAGAGCGATTGCCAGGTACTCCTCACAACTACCGGGCAGAGCTGATCGCTAGAGACCAGACCATGCGTGCTAGCAACGCGGGCGGCGAGGCGCTCTATCGAGAGTGGGGCGTCGAGCGCAAGGAGTGGCTGGCGACGGGAGACAAGCGCACACGCATCTCGCACCTTGCGATGGAAACGATGTACGGCCCCGGCACAGGCGGGGTTCCCATGAACGCGCCGTTTCGTGGCGACGGTGACTATGGACCGTGGAATGTAATGTATCCCGGCGATAGCAGTATGGGGGCGCCACTAGGAGAGATTGTTCAGTGCAGGTGCACCTCGCTCCCTGTGGTGGACGCAGTTAGGCCGCAGGCGGAGACGTTCAGGCCGCAGGCGGTGGGGCTTAGTCCGCAGGCGGCGCCGAGAGCGCAAGGCGACCTACCCGTGGGGCGGGAAGGATTGCTGAGGCCGGCGGGCGTGCCAGTGA